GAAAATAGATCACCACCCTCACTCATGATATGTACACGAATTGATGGCGTGTAGCCGACCATATCGGCCGCCTTCTTGAGTACATCAATCTCGAGCTTTTTGAAACTCTCGGTGAAGTCAAGGATACTTTCCTGTGTGATATCACCGTAAAAGAACATTTCGTTACCAATCGTCTTCACAGTGGTCGTCGTGTCTTCGGTGTCTTCCTTGGATTGCATTCTTGAGACCCTTTTTTATATTAGTGACGTCTCTTTGTTTTAACTTACTTATTGTTGCGAGGTGGTTCATCACATCAAAATCCTGCGGTATGATGTTATAGTCTAACAGTATACCAAAACGACCAAGTTCTGCATACCTCTTTAAGAGACACATTTCTTCTATACCGATACGATTTTCAGATTTCCTTCGTATCTCGTTATATTTCTTGAAACGCATTTTGAAGTTTCCAAACTTTGTCCATGCACTCCCTGATCTGATTTTATCGGGATCAAGTATTGACCCCAATCCTGCTTTGGGTATACGTATACCGTTATGAATGTAGTATGGAAGTAAGCACCAGTTTCCATTATAAATACGCGTGTCAATCATATCTGCGTCGGAGAGTGCCCTTGTTATCGTGGTAATGTCAGCTCCAACCGAATCTATATAATTCTCTTGTAGTGTGTCACATATATGCCCATGTTCGGGGATCGTATCGAACCATGGGAAGTGTCCCCCCGTACATAAGATTTCCTTGACATATTCTTTTGATGTTTTAAATGCGTCGACATGATCGTAATTTTCTAGGTAATGTAGAAAGTTTCGGATAGAACCCTTAGACTTTGATGCTGCGTCGAAAGCACCCGGGTCAGATTTGATTGTCAATAGCTGTTCGACGGTAAGAGGTTTGATGAATAATGTCTCAAAGTTTGGTAACAAATACACCGAGATGGATGTTATGATGACTGATTTCTTATTGATAGTTCCATGGTCAATTACATGATCGATTAAATTTTTATATATTATGGGTTCCGCGTCATAATCTTCGATCACGATGGGTGAATATGTTTCATCCAGATAGTCAATCGCCGTTTTCGTTTGAACCTCGATACACGTACTCAAGTCAATAACTTGACGAAGAAGGTGTGACTTACCAACACCGGTCGGTCCACATATAAATATATTCTTATTTTCTCTGATCAACTGTTTCACCCGTTTGTATAGTTCGATATGAACCGTGTCAACTTCTTCAATCTTTTTTTGTGCGATAATTTTAATGAAGCGGTCCATGGATGATATTACTAATCAGGCGATAGATTTAGTGCTGGAGAATGACGCACTACATAAGCGTGTCGTCGAACCTTTAAAAAGGAAAATACTTCCATATGCTGCTTGTGTGTTGCTCTTCAATGTCATATTGTTTATTCTCGTTATTCACCTCGTTCGACGTCTATCGATCCTTCACGACTTGATTCCTCACTCTGGAACATTTTACCAACCCTAGCAAAGGGTGTGTCTTCCGTGATGGCAGTCAATATCCCTATGGGTCGAACATCGAGTATTTCGGGTTTGACAAATTCTATTTCATCATCCTTGTACATCGTTTCAAAATCCTTAATTATATTAATTGGTACACATGGCGATTGCTCTATCAACCTATCATATTCAGCTTTACACTCGTCCACAAACTTGAGTCCATCTTTCTTTCTTTCTTCTCGTGGCAAAGCCAGTGTCAACCTGATATTACGTGACAATAGACCATACGATAATGCAGCTGTTCTATGATTCTCCATCAATTCATTAATTTTCAAAAACTGCATAACGGTGGCGATGAGACCAGCAATAAGATTTAAGCCACCTATAACAGATGGGGCAGCTGGTTGAATACTGAGAGGCAAAGTCGATTGTGCAAAATTTGCAGTGCCTGTAATAGTTGAAAGAATAATTACAGGTAAAGTAAATCGCATAGAGAGGGACTTGTACATTAAATAGGCACGATGGTTCATGAATCGATAACACCCAGCGGCTTCACCCCACTGGCGTAAAATATTTTCATGTTGGTCGTTCCACGATTTTTTCATCGTCTATTATATATGAATATTATCTTCTTCATTCATTTGCTCATCCTGATAGCAGGGATATTCGTACCAGTATTTGTTAAGGATGTACGCTGGCTTGAGATGTATTCGTTGTTCATACCGTTCGTCTTTTTCCATTGGATCACGAATGATGATACATGTTGCCTGACACAACTCGAAGTATATTTCACAGGACAAGACAAGGCTGATACATTTATGTCTCGTGTGTTGGACCCGGTGTATAACGTATCCGATGACACATCTGGGCGATTAATTAAACTGGCATCATTTGCACTGTGGATGCTCGTACAGGCCCGACTCGGACGTATACACACTATAATGGAACTTAAAAGGTAACCCCATTATGTAAATAGATGGAGGCACTCACCAATTCCAGACTTATTAACAAGGAAAACTATGTTAATGAGATTGACAAAATATTCACACGAATCGATGAAATTCAGGAGAAGCTTGAAAACGTAGACGAAGACGACGATGAACACGTAAACCATGTTAAGCTTGACCTATACCCCGAGCAGATTGAGCTTCTAGAAGATAAGGCTGAGAAACTACAAGATCGCTTCGTGAAGGATGAGGAACGTTATGAGACCCTAATGACTGAAGTTGGGAAGATGGAAACGACCGAATATAACCTCGAATATCTCAAGTCAGCACCGAATCCCAGTCATGAACTCGGTTCGATTGTTCGAGCTATCACTCAAGTGTTAGTAAACCTAAACGAGTCAAAAGAATGAACACTTTTCTTAAAATTGTAATGTATGATCATACATAACGCATCTGCTATGTCGTGTTGACGCTCATATGGTATATCCTTTATGTATTTACTCGCGATGACTACACTTCTCTCTTTACGTTGCTCATAATCAAGATGACCCATACCAAAATGTCGATGGACACTGAGTGGTGAAACCAATATGACCTTATCCATGTAGATATAATGTAACAAACTTTCAATGTTCGTCATACCCGCAGGAGGTTGGCGTTCGAGGAGTACAACATCTGCCTCTTTAAATAGATAATCATACTCATCCAGGAATAAAGAGATGATGATCGCTGTATCATTTGATTTACCAATGTATTTGTATTCACCCAGGTCAATCTTCTTTATATAGTCAATCGTAACAGAAGGTCCATTACATGTCGCCATGACCAACCCCATGTTCGTGTAGCCGATATCGACCCCTAATAATTTCATGGCTTACTATAAAGATGAAAGTTAACTATAAGCTCATGAATTCATTAATTCTTCTGTCTATTCCAATCATCATGATATACGCTATCCTCAGGAAACCCGTAGAAGTGGAAATGCAAGTTGAAGCGTCGGCCCCAGTCCCAGTCCCAGTCCCATTACCGGTACAGTTTCAGAGACGGGAAATGCAGCCACAACCCCCTGAATATAGGTCTCCTCCCGTAAAAAAGTACAAACCGGGTCACTTCCAACAGGTGGGTATTTTGACAAATGAAGCGGGTGATACACTCCCCCTTTACGGTCGTGAAGTCCGTAATCGCCGCGATCGTTATCATTATCACACAACCACACAGGGTGACCAGATTTACCCCATCCCAGTGTCTATCGATGGACGCGAATGTACCGAAGATATTGGGTGTCCCGAACTATATGGTGGTGAAACCGTTAATGTATTCGGAAAGGATACACCATTCATTGTGAAAACGTATCGGACCGATGATTATTTCTAATTAAATCAAATTCACGCATCACAAGAGAGGTTCCTGTTTTTGAGAGGAACGCCTTCATTTTCAATAGTTGTACCAATTCCTCGTCATCCAAGTGTTGCGAAAAAAGCCGCTTCGTTCGAATGTCACTGAGTTGAGTACTTTCTTTTTGTGCTTGTACATAGGGCCATGTATGTCGCCGTAATTCATCAAGTTCGCCTCGAATATTCACGAGTTCGGGTAACACGACTTCTCTTATAAGACGATTCGTCTCTTTGAGATCGTCAGTATAAGACATACTTAATAGTGTCTTATTATCTTTATTAATGATATATGGAGTACCAGGAACTGAAGAAAAGAGTGAAGTCGATTGGAGAAAGGGTCACGAAGGATGTAGGAGGTAAACGCATTCGTCTCACGAGTAACGAACTTCGTAAGAAGCTTAGACGTGACATGAAGAATAGAGTAAATAATGCTAGGGAGACGATCACTATGTGTAGGTCTATAGTAAACATGCGAGGTCCTGGCCCTCGCCCACCACCTCCACCACCTCCACCACCGATACCCCCAACTAAGGGGGGAAAACCGAATATACGTAGTCAACTCGTAGCCGAATTAAAGGCAAACCTAAAACGTCGCGGAATCAGTAAAAACTGATACCGAATTGCCGAGACATGTATTTCTTCGCCAACGGTAAAGAGGGTTGACTCCAAAGTAACCATCTCGACCAGAAGCCGGCTGTCGTGATGCCATTTCTATTCCATTTCTCTTTATCACTTCGTCTAACAGTTAACATACGTTTATGAACACTTTGGTCACCGACTGGGACATTCCCTCCGTGTCGTTGAACATATAAACGCATTCGCATAGGATCCTGGTGGATCGTGTAGTCGGAATAGCCTCGACCACCAAAGTCAACTTCACGACCATCCTCGAGGATTGCCCTAAATTTCTTTTGGGGGTTGGGACTCTTGATGAGCCTGACCTTCATTACTATAATTAGACAAGTTTATTCTGCTTGAGAATGATGTACGCAAGCATGATAACTTGGACAATTTGGAACACGGTGAGACCGAATGGCATCTTGGGGACAACGAGTAGGGTCTGGACTTTCTCCTTGATATCTTGGAGCTGGTATTTTTCACGGGTATAGGACATTTATATAGTCTAAGA